TGGTATTACGTATGCAGTTGTTCTCCAAATCAATTTCAATACTTACCCGATCCACATCCCCTTCGTCCCCACTCCAGCCCCTCATGATATCTGAATTTTTATGAACAATCAAATACCCCAAAATGTATTCCCCCTGGTCTTCAAATAAGTTGTATTGTTGTTTATTCAAAATATGTTGCCATTCTTCATCATAACATATGGTATAAGTAGCAGTCAAGGTATATACGTTGTTCAATGAAATAAAATCCATATCCCTGGAAAGCCCTTCCACTACTTCGCGGACATTGGTATTGCGCAAAAATTCGTAGGAAGCATTATGAGAATTGTTCGACAATTTGCAGAATCGAGTGGAACGCAAGAACACTTTACGAATGGGAAGATGAATATCGTCAATGGAATATTGTAGATTTTGAAGAAGCATATTGTGTGAAGAATGAATAAGGTTATGAAACACTAAAAAAAGGAAAACACTATCAATTTTATAAACAAATACATTATAGTTACCCACATCCCCAAACCCCACCTCCCAAACAACTCACCTCCTCCAAACAACTCACCTCCCTCAGAGCGCATTATCGACGTTCCGAAATAAAATCACACTCATAACAATAATAAGATTCCGCGCCTGAATCCGAATGCTTTCATAATCAATGAATTCGTATAATCGCGAAGCCACATGATTCTTGTATTGGTAAGTAAAGAACATAAGCGCCATAATAAAGGCAATTTCAATGCTCACCACATTTGCACTATAACCAGAACCATGTTGTTGCTGCATTCCCACTTCATTGATGGTATTCATAATTTGGTATGGACAATCCACAATGATTTCATCGCCCATGGCCATTGCAAGATTAGAACAATAGGCCCGTGTAGCAATAATATTTTTTATGGATAGTTTGCCAAAGTTAAGTCCCGAGAACAATTTCATGTTGATTTATGTATTATATGTTGTTTAGTAATACAATATATAATATTTTGTAAAATAAAACGAAAGCAATCAATTTTTTGTCACCCCCAACCCCTAATCCACAATCCTGGTATCCTGGCACCCATGCGCCCCGACCAGAACCCCAACCCCCAAACCCTCCAACCCCCATTACAACTCAATAACCTGATCAAAGATGTGTTTAATTTCAATGTCATGGGTAATCACCATAATACACTTTTTGTTTTTCAAGAAATAACGTATCATGTCAATCACGTCTTTCTTCAAGGCCCCATCCAATGCATTGGTAGGTTCATCCAATATGGTAATTTTCGAAGGATTAATCAACCCCCCCACAATATTTATGATTTGACGTTGGCCACCCGATAAATTCTCGCCTAATGCACCAGAATCCTTATTGAAAATGTCAATCCCGTCTAACAATTCCCGTATTTTTGAATATTTCTCCATAATGAGTTTGAAATCGCTATTGCAACTATCAAGATCAGAACATCCATACATAATGTTTTCCGCCACCTTGCGGTCAAAGAGTTTGGAACTCTGGTTCACATAAGTAATATTATTACGTATATAGTCAGCATCAATGTCGCGAATATTCACACCATCAATATAAATATTGCCCTTGTAATGGGTATACATTTTGAGTATCAATTTCACCAACGTGGATTTACCCCTCCCCGATGGGCCAGTAAATCCAATGATTTTGTGATTCAATGCCAAATTCAATTGAAGATGATCGAAAATAGGTTTATTATGACTTTTGTATTTGAAACTAACATCCTCAAATCGGATACTATCGAAATCCAAATTGCGTTTGTCATATTTTTTGTTATCATCTTCAAACTCATTTAAATCTTTAATGTCTTCGAAAAAGTGCAACACGCTATGCGCCCGTCCCATGAATTCAATAAAGTCAATGATTTGTTGAAAAAGGGATATCATACGTTCTTTATAAAGAAGAATAATGGTAATAATGGTAATTACCATTACGGAGGTAATTTTTTTCTTGTAATAAGATTGTATTGCAAAATAAAGAATAACAAATACGCAGATATTGATAATACTATTTACATAAAGACTGTGTCTATCTGCAGTCGAATAAAAATCATAAGCCATTTTATTTGTTTTTTCACTAATTTTATGAAAAATATCCAATTCAGGATTCACTTGGCCGCGATAGACAACCTTGTCAATATTACTCAACAATTCCAATTGATAATTTTCATTATAAAAAGATTGGTCTTCATAGTCCTGATTTTTTTTAATAACACTGGGAACATTGAAATACATATAGAAAAAGATCAAGACATTACAGAAAAGGAATATGAGTCCAAGTTTGAAATCAATACTAAAGAAATAACCAAAAATAATAAGTAAAAACAAACATACTGGAATAATAAAAGTAATAATTTCACTCAAAATAGAAAAACTCACAATACTTAATCGATTGATGGGAGAACTTAATCTCATATAATTCTTTTCCCCCATGTTTTCGTTATTCATTTTTAATATGGTTTTCAAAAAAGAAAATCGCGTCCATTGACGAATCCTTGTAATTAAATCGTCTTCTAATAATCGGTATAAATAATAAACAATTAAGAGAACAATAGAAAATCCAATAAAATATTTTAAATAAGAAAAACTCTCATCTAGATTGTTGTTTTTAATACTATTTATAATGTTCGCAGTGAGTTTAGATACATTTGTGGTTTGTATAATATTTATTGTAAGCGAAAAAAGAAAAAGCAGCCCAACCCGTATATATTCCTTTTTACAAAATTTCAATATAATTTGCAATAATATATTCATCCTTGATTGTAATTTACAAGTGTAGTTAAATTATTCAAATATTATAATACAAACAAAATTATTTATTTTTCCATATTTGAAAAAATAAATAAAAAAAACCCAACCTCAAGACCCCACCCCAAGACCCCACCCCAAGACCCCAAACCCACTAACGCATCATATTACGCCGAATTCGATTCATGTCTCGCTTCGGAATCAACGCGCAATCGTTGTCATGCAATTCTTTTATAACGGTTTTCACCAGTTGTTTGGAATTGTCTTTTAATACTGTCAAAGTATTATTTATGATTTCAGTACTGTTCTGAATCAAAGGAACACAACATGTCTGATTTGTATTGTTCCCGAATCTCTCCAAAATAGTCAAATTGCCCAAAGTATCCATAGTCCCCAAAGTAGTATTGTCAAAATCCCCCAAAAGAACATTAATTTTACCGTCCTCAAAAGGTTTATTTTTATAAATATCCAATATTTTTACCACAACAGGACTCCGTTCCACATCCACTGATTTCAATTCGACTAAATGGATTTGGCAATTATCAACCAAAGTGGTTACATTGTCCACAATACCCCGTGTCACATTCATATTAAGATTGTATTGTTTAAGTTTCTTCATCAAGTCCACCAATCCATTTTCATCAAGACGGTCCGATTGTTTTAAATCACCGGTAATCACCAATTTCGTCCCTTCGCCAATGCGGGTGGTCATCATCAGCATTTGATTGGGAGAACTATTTTGCATTTCATCGGCAATAATAAAGCATTTTTTAAAAGTACGGCCACGCATATAAGCAAGCGGCGAAATTTCGATGACGCCCGAATCCAACATGGAATCCACATCGCGTTGCGAAAAGAATTCCAAAAATACATCTATAATCGGACGCGTCCATGGATCCATTTTGTTGACCAATGTACCAGGTAAATAACCAATGTCTTCTTTGTCCACCGAAACCAACGGCCGTGTAATAATAATCTTTTTAATATTTCCCTTTTTCAATTCTTCAATGGCGGAATAACATGCAAACAGCGTTTTACCACATCCAGCAGGTCCAACACCTAAAACAATTTTCACATTCGGATTCTGTAAATAATCGAGATAAAGTTTTTGGTTTTCACTGCGGGGAACATAGTGGGGAGAAAGAGGTTTCATTTTAATAGAATTCTTTTTGGCATCATTCCCGAATCCACCCCCGCCACCTCCACCTCCACTCCCACCCCCAAGACCCCCGCCACTTCGGCTGCCACCGCGGCTACTAAAACTGCTGTAATCACTCCCGCCATTCCCCATAACATCACCTCTCCAATCTTGTCCATCATTAACATCGTATACAGAATTTGTTAATCCATAGACTCCATTTTTTATATTATTTTTTCGAAATGATTTGGTCTTTTTGGAGAACAATGCCACATCAACATGTCTCCAATTCTTCGATTGGAAATGGTGAAAGGAGTGGGCAAGAAGGGGAATCATAAAATATGTGAAATATTTCATTGTATACTAATACAAAACATGTTTATATTATTATTGTAATAAAATAAAATACACATAAAGTGTGCCACGCGGTGCACCACGCCAATAAAAAAATGTGCATATATAAGACTTACCTTCCTCCTTACCTTACCTTACCTTTTTCGATTTACATTCCTACATTCCTACATTCCTTACCTTTTCATTCGAAACTTACCTAATAATTTGTGAATAATCTCCTCTCCATCCAAAGCACTTTACTCATCATCTTCATCCGAACCATCTTCGCTGTCGCTATCCGCCCAACTCTTGCGTGTTCCATTTGTATTTATTCTATTATAACTGCGTGTAGTCACAAGGGCAGGAGGCTTGTTTTGAATAAACGCAACAAGGGCCTCTTCGGAACACGGCAATGAAATGGATGAAGCGGCAGAAGCAGCAGCAGCAGAAGGAAAGGTCTTCACTGCAGATTCCAATGCGTCGGCATAAGACATTTTCTTAAGACTAGTTACTAGCACGCGATCAGGTTTCTTATTGGTCTGAGATCGCACAAGAGGTGGCGGAATGGGAGGGAAATCACTATTATTCAAGACAGAACGTTCCTCCTGGTTCTTCTCCTCATCTGAAGAATCGTCACCATCATCTCCTATAAATAAACACTTATATGTATTTGTATGAATCATATTACCGTCGCGACAACGCTTCTTTTCATTCAACTTTTTATGTGATCCACCCGCGACCCCTGCCACAGCACCTCCCGCAGCCGCCACAGCACCACGACCACCGCGCCCCATTTCATTCTTCTTTTTCAGCACTTCGCATGCGGATTTGAAATGACCCTTGGTCTTGCAGTAACTACAAATCGAATTCAGTATTGTAGGACAAGTCACCACGCCTTCAGGACCCACCTTGGATTTGACGTAATGACTGGTATATTCTTCAAACGATTTGCCAACGCCATAACAAACGTCGCAATATTTAGAAGTATGAGAACGGTTAGCAGCAGGAACACCATGGCGCCCGCCTTTGACAGGGGCAGAGGCAGAAGCAGCAGCAGCAGCATAACTATTTTTAACAAAGGACATTTTGTTGAATTCGTTTGGTTGCTTTAAGTTTTTGGAGTTCGTTTTAGTATTCTTTATTATTTGCCTTGGCAATTTAATGTAATGTTAAAATGGAAAAAGCATTTCAATTTTTTACATATAAAAATCATACCAGTACTTACATATACGGATCAATTGAGTTATTTTCCAAAATATTTAACAACACAGACAATTTGGCTTGATCAAACCCCATACCTTCCTCCGGCAATCCATATAACATAATATAATAACTAAACAATGGAGATAATGTAAATGATTTTTTAAACGAATATTGTCCTGCACAAGTAGTAATTGCATTAAATACGTTTTTATTTGATTCCATATCCGTAATGGTTTGCTCTAAAAAATTAATTTTAATTTTTAATTCGGTTTTATCAATATTCAACCCATATGCATTAATTGATCCAGATAACCCCTCAATTGCAGTTTGAAATAATAATTTTAAATTGGCATCTTTTACATTAGATATAGTATTAATTAATATACCATATAAATATAAAAATTGATTATAATTTGTAGGAATGTTTCCATATGTTTGGTTTGCTAAATTGACTGTATAATATTGCTGAACTGCTTTTATTGCAAGAATAGTTTCATTTGTAAATGTAAATACACTTCCAATATTTCCAGTTAAATTTGGATTAATAAGCGATCGCTCTTTGGTTATATTTGAATTGAATAAGGATCGACTTGTCATGTCTATATTATATAGACCTATATCTATAGCCCTATATCTATAGCCTTATACATGTATTATTTATTTACAATACATGTATATGTAATTACAATCCCATGAACCCCCATGAACCCCCATCAATATTGAGGGGTTACCCCCCTCCCCCAATAAATCCCAATACCTGATGGGCAGTCTCAAGTGCACCTTCCATCCACTGCTGATGGGTACTCGAATAATGTTCGCCACAAATGTACAAATCCAATTCATCAAATGGTTTTTGTATTTGATGCGAAATCACAGCACTATTTGCCCCAACACCCCAATAGCCCACTCCACATTTCCAATAAAATACTTTTGTATGTTTGGGCATAGGTATGTCAACTCCCAAAGATTCTTTCATCAATTCTTTTAAACGCTTATTCACAGCGCCTACTCCAGAATTCACATACAAATCATGCCAATAATCTGCATATATGTTGTCGCTATACGAAGTCATGATAACCCCTGATTTCACATCAATTGGAATCACCATACGCAATTCATTATTTGTAGTGAATTTGGAATAATCTTGAAACCATACTTTCCCTTCGTGATTTTTATCAAATATAGAATAAATTCGGCACAATGAACCGCATTGAATGGAATCCAACATTCGGGGAACATGCGTCCCCTCAAAAACCTTCATTTTGTATAAGGCTTGTTTCGGTAATGCACAAATACATGTTTTACCTCGTATTATTTCCTGAGACCCCTTAATGTAAACTTCAAACCCCGAACCCCCCATTTCCCCAAAAATGGGTTTTATATCGAGAACTTTTTTATGACGCATAATGCGTACTTTTCTAGCCACTTTTTTTACCTGTTTTCGAGTATACCCAGCACCCCTAGCACCCTCAGGACCCTCAGCACCCCAAGCACCCCCATGCTTCGAACTCATTTTTCTATGAACATTTTTACCTGTCAATTTTGCCTCCATTTTGAATATAATTTGCATTAACCCTCCATGTAAACTATAATATTCAATTTCCGGTTTAAATTCCTCCAACAAAACAATGGCATCAAATGCATTCATAAGAACCAGTTCCGAATAATAGCCAAAGGAATCTTTAATGTATTGGACATCTTCTTTGCTCAATATTTGTAATGCATATGACGAAAAGGATTGTTTCATTAAATCTTCTTTCTTTTCTTTTTTACTTGCCTGAATGACTTTTTGTAACAATCCTTCACCTCCCATGCCCCCACTGCCCTCCATTCCACCACTGCCCCCATACCCCTCGCCTCCAGTTTTCTTCAAATACAATTTGTTAGGCTGCATAGATCCTGTTCCATCCGAAGGCGCATATAATCCCATATTACTCCCAATCTTCATAATATTTTTAGCCAACCCCAATTCTCGAATCAATTCCATCAAATGTACATGTTGAAAACAAAATCGCCCAGCCCCCATTTCTACAGTCATCTTCGAATCATAATACGTATACACTCTCCCCCCTAAATGCCTCTCTTTTTCAACTAACACCACCTTTTTATTTGGATATAATAAGTGTAATTTATATGCCAAATACAATCCCGATATGCCGCCCCCCAAAATAATACAATCATAAAACATTATATTGTTTTTTATTGTATTATATTATATTGGTGTTATATTATATAACCACCCATTATCAATAATACATTATGGAAATAAAAATAAAAAATTGAATCTAAGTATAATAAATATATCAAATATAATAAACATATACCCACTCCCCTAATAAAATGAATACCAAAACCCCAAAAACCCCCAAATACAAAACGCGAAAATCAACTTCAGATCCCACCCACACACCAGTGTCCTCCCAACCCCCCGAATCACCCGAATCCCCCGAATCCCGTTATAGTTTTATAGATTTGTTTTGTGGAATCGGTGGATTTCATCAAGCCCTAAGTGCTATGAATGGCACTTGTGTATTTGCATCCGATATTGACGAAGATTGCAGAACAACATATGAACAAAATTACGGAATAAGGCCGGAAGGAGATATTACCAAAATAGACATTCCAAGTATTCCTCCCTTCGATATATTATGCGGGGGTTTCCCCTGTCAACCCTTCAGCAAGGCGGGCCTGCAAAAAGGATTCGACGATGACCGCGGCAATTTGTTCTTTGTATTGTGCGCAATAATCAAACATCACAATCCGAAATATATATTATTGGAAAACGTAAGAAATTTGTCGACCCACGACAAAGGAAATACATGGAAGGTCATCAAAGAACATATTGATCAATTAGGATATTACACTTATGACATGCCAACGATTTTAAATGTATTGCATTTTAATGTACCGCAAAATAGAGAGCGGGTCATTATTATGTGTAAACGAAAAGATTTGGGACTATTGCCAACATTGCCAACTCTACCAAAAAATCCAAAGAAATATTTAACATGTTCTATTAAAGATTTTATGAAACCCGAAGAACATGAAGAAAATAAAAAATACAAAATCACCGGAAAACTAAAAGTGGTCGAAACCCTATGGGACGAATTCATACAATTGTTAAACACCCACAACATAGAAATGCCCAAATTTCCATTGTGGACGGATTGGTGGGACAACGAAGTTTCCATAAACCCCGAATTTTATAACAAATACAAAAATTGGATTACTAAAAATCGCGAATTCTATAACAATCCCAATCATCATGAACTATTGAAACAATGGCTCGAAAAATCGAGAGCCCATCCAGATTGGAAAGGCGCAGTACGTAAAATGGAATGGCAAGCCGGAACATTAAAACCCCAAGACAGCATGAAAACATTACTATGGTCATCCCGAGGGTCGGGAATCCGAATAAAACAGCCGGATTATATACCTACACTTGTAGCAATGAATATGAATCCGGTATACGGACCAGAGAGTCGTAAACTTTCACCCAAAGAATTGTTACGATTACAATCATTTCCAGACACATTATTATATGACACTAAAAAAATATATAAACAATTAGGAAATTCGGTAAATACAATTATGATTGAAAGATGTGCGCGATTTTTAATATATAATGAACCTTTGTTCGCCCCAGCCTCAACTACCCACCAGTGACCACTTAGACCCCGGTCCCTCACGAAAATGCATTCAAAATATTAAAAGTGACATTGCAATTGGGTTCCGGTATTTCAATAAATAATTTTTGTGCTATACTCCGTTTTAACATAAGATATAGAAATGGGCTCTCTATGAGCGAATTCGATTTGTTATTTTTTGAAAGAATGACACATTTTTTGCAATATTTGCGGTCAATCAAATAGATCCCCGCAGGAATAATATCGTTATAACATACATTTGTAATGTTTAATCCAGAAGCCAGTTTTGCCGGTTTTGTTTTCCACCACCTTTCATTTTTCAAATTTATAATCATAATGTGACTACTAAAATATTCTTTAGTAGTATCCGTCTCATTTTTAGACCAATCCAATGCAATATTCGATTTCCCGTTTATTTTTTTTTGAGACAAAGGAACATCACATATTTTCATATCGCATTCCCCCTTGTGAAATTCCACATATTCGGGCAATTTAGTTTGAAAATAATTGCATATAAACATGTCAATGAGAGAACCCCCCAATAACCCAGATCCGTCGCCCTTGCAAGAATTGTTTATGGAATTGCATTTATTAGATAATTCTTGTAAATCTTCGCAAGACAAATTCGATTTCAAATAATTTTTTACTTTATATAATTGGGTGGTGGAGGTATTGCGTCTCCACCATTTCTGTATTAGACTTGAAGACAAAGATAAATTCATAAGAAGAATAATATGTATAATACTAGCATTATACATGTATAGTCATTATAAAAATCAATTTTATGAAAAATAATATAAAGGCATGTCATACATATGTATGTCAAGGACTATATTCGAACCCATCATAATCCTTGACCTATACCAATAAAAACCTTTATTGGTATATAGGACAGCAGAGGAGGACAGCGAGCGAGGACCAGAAAAGCAAAAAAGGTAAGTGCATATTTACATAACATATTTAATACAAAATAACTAACTTCATCACAACCACCCCCACGAGAAATCCTCTCTTAGCTCAGTTGGAAGAGCGTTTGACTGTAATAGTAAAAAATACTTTTGGGTATCAAAAGGTCGCTGGTTCAATTCCGGCAGAGAGGATTCACACATCCCACCTCCATCACTTCTCCCAACACCCCACCCCCACAGAGCGTCAATGGTGTAGTGGTAACACGCAACCCTTCCAAGGTTGAACTGGGGGTTCGATTCCCCCTTGACGCAATACAATGTCCATAGCCCTTATAAAAAACAGCACAATTAGCTTAATTGGTTAGAGCATCGGTCTTATGAGCCGAAGATTTTGGGTTCAAGTCCCAAATTGTGCACCATTGGTCTTATAGTGTAGCGGTTAGCACTCCAGACTTTGAATCTGGCATCCTGGGTTCAAATCCCAGTGAGACCATCCCTCCCCCTCATATCCCCCACGCCCACTCAAAGTGCTTTGTTAGCTCAGTTGGTTAGAGCATCCGGCTGTTAACCGGAAGGTCGTAGGTTCGACTCCTATACAAAGCGTAAATGCTTATAATATGATAGAAGAATTATCATATTATAAGATTTTCCCAATACAAATCATAAAAAAAAGTTTATATATACATTTTTACATTATAGATATGATTATTATATGATACGAATAATATAACACTTAACCATTTATCCATACATGTCTCTCATTTCAGAATAAGTCATTTCTCTACCCGTTTTTTGTTTGAATTCGCGCGCGCCTGAACTCATTATTTCTACAAGCATTTCTGCACCCTTCTCAAATGAAGGATTCTCATTATACATTTTCATTAATTTGTATTGGGCATCGTTTTCAATTTTTTTTTTGCATTCTTGCAAATCTACATCTCGAATATCAGTAACATTATTAGTATCAGAATCGGCAGCAGCAGGAGCAGAAGCAACCGAACTAACATGTCTCTCACAAATTTCACTCACACACTCATGATGGATTTGAGTATTAGGTTTAGAATCATTCTTTTCTGATTGCACTTTTACAATTATTCCGCCCATTTGGTTTGACATAAATATAATAATGTGAACTAGAATAGTTTATTTTGTATTAGACAAATTACAAATCAATTTTATCACCACCTCCCCCAAACTATTTTACTCACAAATATATATAAACATAGTCCCCCTAAAAAAGATAATGAATACTCAAACAAGTTCAATCGATTTATTTGATTTATATGGAGAACAAATCTACCAATTGAATGTATTACCAAATATATTATTATGTATTGAAAAAATAGGCAATGAATTAATACGTGTTTTCTTTATGAACGAAGACAATGCACAAGAAATGTCCATTCCAGATTCCTTTTACATATATGACAATAAAAACAATTCGATACTAAATCCCATACCCGAAACCAATTCATTTACATTATGTTCTTCTTACATATATACATTAACGATTGCCCAAACCATTATAATCGAAATATCGAACAAACGAATATGGGAATTGGTATCAAAATAAACTCTGCCATAATAAGAGTTATGAGGATAATACTATTATGCACATATAAATATAAAAATATGTATGTGTTATTACAATAAAATACACAAATAAATGAATATTCCTAGTTATTTTACTTATGAAACCATTTTGTTAGAATTAAACAATGATCCCAAAATGAAATCCACTCCCATTCATTACTATCCAGATTCCAATAAAATAGCAGTTATAGTAGACCCGCGGTTTAATCCATTAATGGAAGGAGTAATACGCAATTTCATGTATTTTATGAATCCGCATGAATGGAATTTATGTATAATCAGTTATTCGGGTTATAGAAAAGTAATAAAAAACATCTTTCCAAATTGCATATTCATGGCCATTGACGAAAAATACATATACATGCAAGACAATATAGCCAATATAAAAATAGAAAGTTACAATGAAATATTTTTAAACACAGGTTTTTGGAAAAGCCTTCCTGGAGAACATATTTTGATTTTTCAAACGGATTGTATTATGTTTAAAATGTTCCCAGACTATTATTTATTATATGATTATTGTGGTGCAAATTTTCATAACCAAAATACTCCATTATATGGAGGTATAAATGGGGGTTGTTCCTTACGGAAAAAGAGTGTTATGATTGAATGTATTGAAAAAATAAATTGGAATACACATGTACCAGAATATAAATGTAGAACATTAAACAGTTATAAAAAATACAATAAATACAATAACTATGATATTTATAAAAAATATAATAAATATGGGCTTCATTTTTTACACGTGACTCTTTGTAACGAAGATGTATTTTTTACACATGCATGTGAAATATTAATGAAATTTGTACCAGACAAAATACATAGAACATTTTTTGCAATAGAAGTGGATCAAAATAGTAATACATGTATTTATCATGGATGGAATAAAAATTATCATACTAATAGTTTTGCAATACAAATGTTAAAAAGTTCTCCTCTATTCAACAAATATATAACTGAAATAGAAAACATGAATCCAACCCAAAACATTTCAGCAAAATCAGAACCCTTATTAGAGAACATTTTTAATGTTGCAGATTAGATAAAGAATTTAGCAATATAAGTACTATATTATGAGATTGTATATTATATATGCAAACACCAGATTCAGAAAAAGAAAAAGAACCC